CGCAAAAACGCACACATAAAACGAAACATTGAAAACGAAAACAAACACCGCCAGGTGGGAAGCATCGTGGATCATTTGATGTCATCCCCAACGGCAATTGAAACATTGGACAAAGCCACAAAAATGGCGTTAATCTTAAAATCAAAGACAAATGAAAATGGACATTAAAAAAACGGTGATTGAGTTGTTAACTCAATACTCCGACTTCAAAGACAACGACCAACAATTGGTGGCGTGGTTCTGGAAACTTGAAATGGAAGCCCACGGCTATCCCGCATCAAGCACCCAAACACAAACATTCTTTAAACTGATGGCATTTGGTAAACTAACATCCGCCGACACCATCACACGGGTTCGGAGGTTGGTGCAAGAAGAAACACCCGAATTGCGTGGCAAGAAGTACAACGAACGCCAGGCCAAACAAGAACAAGTTAAAAAGGATTTAGGGTATGGCCAATAAACAACAAACGGCAGTTGAGTGGTTATTCAATGAATTTCAAATGATTAATAGTAAATATCGTTTTGAAAGTATTGAATATTTTAAGGCAAGACAAGAGGCATTTGAAATAGCCATCAAGATGTACAATGAAACAGACAAATGAAAAAACTATGACAAACAATAAACAACAAACGGCAGTGGAGTGGTTGTGGGAAATTGCATATAATCAAGAATTAACCGTTGAAGATTGGAAACAAGCCAAAGAAATGGAGAAGGAAAGAATTGAAACTGCATACAACAAAGGAACAGTTCATGGAATTGATTATCCTGAAAGTACATTACCAATAACTGGTGAACAATACTACAACGAAACCTACGGAGGAGGTGAGCAATGACAAACAATAAACAACAAACGGCAGTGGAATGGTTGGCAGAACAAATGGAAATTTTACATTATGATTATTGGGCTGAACATATATCAAAAGATGAAAAAAATCAAAGGTTAAAGCAATTAAAAGAACAAGCCAAAGAAATGGAAGTTGCGGGAAGGGAAATGAGTTACGATGAAGGTTATGCCGAAGGTTACAAACGAGCATTGGAATTGATTGAATGGAAAATACAACAAGTAAAAACGAAATGAACAAATACGACACCATGAAAACCGCATTAGAACAATTCATCGAATGGTTGGAACAAAACCACCCAACGGCCGTGCCACCACCAGAAACCAAAGAACATTTTTTTATGAAAGAAAAGATTGACCAACAAATGGCGTACAACGCTGGATTCACAAAAGCCAAAACAATTTATTTGGATGGAGAATGAAGCACCTTGAAAGCCGTTTACAAATCAACTGCGTTAAGTGGTTTCGGTTGGCACATCGCCAATATGCAAACCATTTGATTCATGTTCCCAACGGAGGATCACGGGATTTGCGAACGGCCCAAAGGTTAAAAGCCGAGGGAGTATTGCCAGGGGTGGCCGACCTTGTGTTATTCATCCCCACACAAACACACCACGGGTTATTCATCGAACTCAAAGTCAAACCAAACAAACAATCAGTACATCAAAAAGAATGGGAAAAATTGGTTACCGCGATGAATTATCATTATGTGGTGGTATATTCGTTTGAGGATTTCAAATTACAAATCGAAGCATACATTGGTAACACTTGAAGCCATAGCCAAACGCCACATTGAATGGATCAAGATTGCCAAGTACATAGGTGCAAGCAACGATGAAGCGGATGACATGGTACAATCAATGTATTTGAAGTTGGCGGAAATCCAATTGGCAGAGGGAAATTTTGTGAGGTTGACCAATTACAACGGAACCATCAACACCATCTATTTGTTTAAGATGCTACACAATGCGTTTATGGACATCAAACGGGCATCAAACAAGACAATACCACACCAAGACCAATTTAACCCCGTAGAAAGCCCCGAAATGGCTGAAATGGCACATTTGGACTTGATGGGTGAAGTAAAAAAGGCAATTGATGAACTGCGAGATTATGACCAGATGTTATTGGAACTACATTTTGTGTACGGACATTCAATGAGGGATATTGAAAAACGCACGGGAATACCAACACATTCGGTTTTTAACTCAATCAAAAACGCCAAACAACACATCAAACAACGAACACAAACAAAATACAAAATATATGCAGAAGAAAAGCGACACACGGAAACAATTTACCGAATCACGACCATCAATCGGGTTGGGGGATACGATTCAGAAGGTAACGAAAGCCACGGGGATTGAAGCCATTGTCAAATGGGTAAACTCCGAGGATTGCGGTTGCGATGCCCGTAAACACAAATTAAACAAACTATTTCCAAATCGGAAACCATTGTGTATGACCGAAGGCGAATACGATTGGTGGACACATTTCAAATCGGTAAATTCCCAAACCTTATCACCAATGGAAGCCACGAAGGTTGCGGAAATTTGGTCAAGGGTATTCCAATCCAAAAGAATTTACAAGCCGTGTACTTGCAACCCCAAGGCATGGCAAACCATGATAAATGAGTTAACCCAGGTTTATGAAACTTACGAGAAACCTTTGTGATTGTTGCGATAACAATAAAGAATCAACCAAAGAATTGATAAACGAAACGGGGCCAATGATTGAACCCAACCAAATTTATATGTGTACAAAATGCAGAATACAATTTCAAGACCGAGCAAAATGGGGGCCATGGCTGACCGCAGTAAAACAACTGCAAAGCAATACGCTGTGATGATTTTACGCGATGATTACCATTACACATTCCGAGCAATTGGCGAACGGATGGGGGTATCGGAATCGGTGGCGTTTAGGTTATACGAAAAGGGAATCAACAATGAAAAAACATACAAAAATTTATTTGAATTATTTTGGGTATGACACATCCGATTTTATCCCGTGCGAAGTGTGTGGAAGCCAGGCGGTTGACATCCACCACATTGAATGCCGTGGCATGGGTGGAAGCAAGGAAGCCGATAAAATTGAAAACCTACAAGCCCTTTGCAGAAAATGCCACATCCAATTTGGGGATCAAAAACAACACAAAGATTTTTTAATTATCACACACCAAATAAAAATGAACAAATGATACAAATTGTTAAAACAAAAGACATTATTGCCAATGAGAATAATCCCAGGGTGATAAAAGATGACAAATTCCGTAAATTGGTACAATCAATTAAGGACTTCCCACAAATGTTGAACCTCCGCCCGATAGTCGTGAATGATGAAATGGTAGTTCTTGGCGGCAATATGCGTTTACGGGCCGTGCAAGAAGTTGGGTTGAAGGAAGTAGCCATCATTAAGGCATCCGACCTAACCGAAGAACAACAAAAAGAGTTCATCATTAAAGACAATGTGGGCTTCGGAGAATGGGATTGGGATGTGTTGGCTAATGAATGGGAACCAGAATTGTTGAGTGAATGGGGGTTGGATGTTTGGCAACAACCCGTGGAGGTCGACTATTCACTTTTGGATGAAGAAGATTTATCCGACGAACTTGCGGACATGGCCGATGGTGTAAAGAAAGCCATCCAAATTGAATTTGAACCCGACCATTACGATGAAGCCACCGAATTGGTAAAGTTTTGGCGGGAACGCGGGGCGTATGTTGGTTACATGATCATGCAATACCTCAAAGAAGAAAAAGATAAGTTATGAAAATCTTTTTGATGTATTATGACCGATACAAAGAAGCAACAACATCTAAAATGTTGCAAACTGAACACATCGTGTTATGCCACAACAATGCAGACAAATTCACTTGCATCGGCCCACAAGGTGAATTGATACAAACTAACGAACCCAAAGGCATTCAAAACAATTTCAATTATGGCTTACGCATGTTGAACCCTGGCGAGTGGGGCATATTCATGAGTGACGATTGTGTTGGGGCAAAAAAAATACAGAACGGCAAGTTCGTGGATTGTTCAGTTATGGAATCATTGAACGAATTATTGGCAATCATTCCGAAGGCCGACAAAATGGGAGTGAAATTGATTGGCCTAAATTCAACTGGGAATCCATTTTATGCAAAAACAAAGTATTCTAAATATGGATTAGTTGATGGGCGTTGTTTTGCTATCAAAAGAACGGAGTTTGAATTCCATCCAATCATTAATACGATCCCCGATTATTACGCTTCGGCTTATCATTTGAATAAATACGGGGGCAATTTAATTTTGAATTACACCTTCATAGATTTCAAGAGATACGAAAAAGGAGGGTTGGGAAGTGAAGAAGATAGAATACATGACAAAATGAAAGATGTCAATATCATGTTGTCAACATTCCCGAAGAATGTCCAACTGAAAGACAAACCAGGTCAACCAAAAAATTCACACATAATAATCAAACGATGAAACGCGTAGATTTAACCCTACAACCCCATGAAGCAAAAATCGGTCAAGACTGCCCGTATTTAGCCCCAAACATTACCGAAGATTGCATTTTCTATGAGAATGGTGAAGCCATTGGGTTTTATATTAAGTCAATGCCAGAAAGAGCAGCGAAGTTAGCGAACCTGGCCAACATGGAATTCAATAGTAAAAATGTACCAAAAACATATTTGGACAGAATGGAAACTGTGAAATTGTCAAAAGAGGGGATGAAGCGTTCCGATGCCCGTAAAATTGGCGTTAGTCAAATGTCGGTGATTTTGGGGGGTGTCCCACCAAAGCCAGTTATGCGTAGACCATATCCAACCATTTCATCAGTTCATCAAGTGAAGTCGGCACAAACCTACATTAAAGCAATGCTAATGTTGGCAAAGGAAAGCGAATCAATTATGCACGATATACTACCAGAACAATACGAACGGCAAAAAAAACTATTTGAGCAAGTGCCCGACCAATGGAAGTTCGCCAATCTTTTCACATCATCTATTGCCAATTACAATATATCAGCACCTTTCCATCGTGATACTGGTAACATTGTCGGGGCGGTGAATGTGATTATCACAAAGCGTTTGAACGCCAAAGGTGGCAATCTATATGTTCCCGATTACGGGGCGGTCATGGATAGCGCAGATAACTCAATGTTGGTTTACCCCGCATGGAAAAATGTGCATGGAGTTACACCAATTATCCCAACGCATGAAGGTGGGTACCGCAATAGTTTGGTGTTTTACCCCCTCAAAGCATTCGTGGGATTAAAATAATTTATCTTTTTATTTTGTATTTCAAATTAAAAATGTATCTTCGCTTCATGGAAATAGGACAAATGGTTAAATGGCAGTTAGATTCAATCGGTAACATTGAATGCGTGGGTGTTTTTTTACAACAATTGAACGACAAAACATCCGAGGTAATTTGCCACTACATGAACGACAAGAAGTGCGTTACTAAATTACAAGTTGAAACAACAAAATTAGAACAGATATGACAAACACAATTGAAATCACGGGGATTGGCAACTCAATTTCCTACTGCGAAGCAAAAGGATTGGGATTGATTTTTCAAGCGTATGCAAATCAATGTGCAAACGAAGAAATCATGGGCGTTGGATTTAACGCTAATTCGGGTTATGTTTACATAGCCCTTGAAAATGGAATCTCAATTTGCTCTTGCATGGGGCATCAAGTTGATTACCTCGTAACAAATTTTTACAATGGCGAAGAAACATTTTACGACACTTACCAAGAAGCATTAGAACATGAAAGCGTGGAGGAAGATTGAACGAACATTACCACAAGAAGAAACCCCCGTATTGGTTAAGACCGTGCGGGGTTTTCCCCATGTGGCGGTTTATTATGATGAACAATGGCATTGTTATCACACGGATCAAAGATTACATGTGGTTTACTGGATGCCAATACCCCTAACCCCCGATGAATAATGGCCTATAAAACAAACGAATTGGAACGGCTATCATTGGAAGCCATAGAAAAATACAAGTTGTTTTTTATTGAGGATGTAGTCGCTTATTTGCCGTGTGATAAAAGCACATTTTACGCCCATAAACTCCACGAATCCAACGCAATAAAAGAGGCATTGTTAACTGTGAAGACCAACATCAAAGTATCTATGCGTTCCAAATGGTATTTGAGCGAGCAACCCACATTGCAATTGGCGTTAATGAAATTGATAAGTAGCGAAGAAGAACTCCGCAAACTATCCATGAGCCACAATGTGTTGGAGGAAAAAGAGAAACCCATTTTTAACGGAATCAATTTAGATGTAGACAAATGAAATTTGTGAAAAATACACGATACTATCGTGGCGTGGTTTATGAATGGAACTTGCCCACGGGTAGCACTTGCCCATTTGCGATGGAGTGTAAAGTAACTGTGGATCGCATCACGGGGAAATTTGACATTCATCGGGGGCAATACAAATGCTATGCAGCGGGGCCAGAACGATTCCCAGGTGTACGGGAACATCGATGGAAAAACTTTGAATACACAAAAAATGGTGGTATCCCACAAATTCCAAAAGGGTGTAAAGCAATTCGCATCCATGCGGCGGGGGATTTTTACAACCAAGATTATTTTGATATGTGGTTGGAGGTTGCACGGGAAAACCCACAAGTTGAGTTTTGGGCTTACACCAAATCATTGAATTATTGGATTAAAAGGTTGGGTGAAATACCTAACAATTTAACATTGACCGCATCACGGGGGGGGAGGTTGGATTGTTTGATTGACCAACACGAACTGAAAAATGTAACTATATTCAAATCCAAATACGAGGTACCCGAACAAATGCCGATTGATACAAACGATGATTGGGCAAGGACACCAAATGTCAATTTTGCTTTGATTGATAATTACGCCAAAGAAACACCCCAAATTTCATTATTGTAATGTTGCAGAAAACAACGGCCCAGGTCAAGATTAGTCGGTTACGCAAACGGGTTAGGATTGTAAGGGGTGGAACAAGTAGTTCAAAAACCTTTTCAATTATCCCCTTGCTAATTGATTACGCGGTTAAAAACCCAAAGGTAGAAATCAGCATCGTATCGGAAACCATCCCCCACCTACGGAGGGGTGCTATTCGTGACTTCCTTAAAATCATGGAAATGGTCGG